CAACACGCCTGTTGCTTCCGCTCTCGTCGACAGCATTAAAAAGTTCGTTAAATAAGCATGCCTAGGGGAAATCTCAATGGACTTGACCACGATCACGGTTCAGCAATTTCAAGCCCAGTTCAGAAGAGATTTCCCATACTTGGATGCAATCACCTATGTATCGGATCAGCTTTATAATGCTGGTACCGAAGTTTATTATCCAAATACATTATTGTTTTACACCTGCCTCGTAAATGGCACGGAGAACGTCACGCCTGGTAGCGATCCCACCGTGTGGCAGGTAACAGCCGATAATATAAATAATTATGTCCAAGACCAAGATATCACCAACGCATTTGCCGAAGCGCAGGTGTTGTTCAATCAGGCGCTATTCACGACAGATGCAGTGATTACACTGGCATATCTGTATTGCACGGCCCATTTTTTGTGCAACGACTTGAAAGCTTCATCACAAGGCATTAACAGCACCGGCGCGTTTCCCGTATCATCGCGCAGCGTCGGAAGCGTGAGTGAGGCTTACAGCATTCCCAAACGCTATATGGATAGCCCGATTCTATCGCAATACACGTCATCGTCATACGGCATGAAATACCTTGCTATGGCACTCCCCAATCTGGCGGGCAATTTTGTGCCTGTGTTCGGGAGAACGAATCCATGAGCAAGCAGACGGAGATTCGCTTTAATCTCGATGGTCTGGACGATATTAAGAAAGCCATAGGAGATAAATACGTGACGCGCGTAGGAATCATTAATGATAAAGCAGGCCAAATAGACGGTGATAGCGGGCTAAGCAATGCGCAATTAGGATTCATTCAGATGTTTGGTTCTATTACCAATAATATACCGCCACGTGATTTTCTCTCAATGCCTCTGCAGCATGAGAGCAAAGACCTGATTAAAGCCTTGAGTGCCAATGATGTGAAAGCAGCGTTTGCTGCTCGTAATTACAAAAAGGTTATGGCGCTACTCGGCGTTGCCGCAGAAGAAATAATACAGCGCGCCTTTGAAACGGGCGGCTTCGGGCAATGGTCCCCCAATGCAGAAATTACAATAAATGGGGGATGGATGAAAAATAAAAAATCGGGAAAACCATTTTTTGTAAAAGGTAAAAAAAGCGAACAGCCCCTTATAGATAAAGGCGAATTACGTGATGCTATCACCAGCGATGTCGTATCGAAAGGAAGCGCGAAATGAAAAATCTCAGCCAGATATCAGGCATGCCGCAGATGCTCGCTGCGTTCTCAGGATGGATGCAACCCATAACGCTCGACAAGGCAACGCAGACAAATACGAACGGCCTGATAAGCACTGCCTATACGTCGGTTTTATTCGTCGGAACGATTCAGCCCTTATCACCGAAGCAAATCGTACTGAAGCCTGAAGGACAGCGCGCGTGGACATGGCTGCAAATACACTGCCGCCTTCCCGGTGTTCTTGAGACGAACGATGTGATAGTATGGCAGGGACGTAATTACAAAGTCATGGCGCGGCTAGATTACGCACTGAATGGATTCCTTGAATACCACCTTGTTACTGATTACCAATAATGAACCTCCTTTCCTCGCAATACATCGTCAATATTCTCGTGCGGGAAATGGGTCTTCCTGCAGGGGCTGTGTGGGTGCGAAATCAAAACCAGGTAATTCCGAATGACAATGGCCTTTATATCTCAGTGGGCATTGTCTGGGCTTTCCCTGTGGGTAATTCGACATATATGGTCGAGGAAACCAGCGGCGATCCTTCCGTGGCCGTGCAGCATCAGATATCGCAGCTACAGCAGCGCGAGAACGTTCAAATCGATATATGGTCGCGCTCGAATGACGGCATAACGCGCTGGCCCGAAGTCATCATGGCCATGCAGTCTTTCTATGCTCAGCAGCAGCAGGAATTGAACAATTTTAAAATTGCACGCATCCCGCAAAGCATCACCGATACATCATATGCAGAGGGCGGTTCTCAGCTAAATAGATATACGATTGTGCAACCTGTGTTGGTGTGGTATCGTAAAGATACGATATTAAATTCACCGCTTGGCGATTATTACGATAATTTTACCACGCGCGCGGATGACGAAACGACAATCGGTACGGACACGCCTTTGCTAGAATTCAATATTTCCTCGGTTTCATCTTCATTTTATGCGACCGAAGATGGCTTGAGCATTTATGTTGATAGCCAAGGCAACTATTACGGCACTGAAAATTAAATTTAACGGAGGCACAGTCCTATGACGGCAAACATTATCCCGATTTCAAATGTCATCAATGTAACGATCACAGAAACGCCACAAGGCACGGGATTGCCTAACGTTAATAGCGTTATGATTCTGAGCAATGAAACGCCGGTCAATAATCAGCTAAACATCAATGGATTCGCTGATTATGTATCTGCCTCTCAGGTAGCAGCAGATTGGGGTACGAATAGCGTAACCGCTGCGATGGCAAATGCGATTTTCGCTCAATCACCTAATATCCTAAGCGGCGGTGGCATTCTCAATATTGCGCCCATGATTTCCGCAGTGTCAGCAACCAGCGGCCATTTTACGTCGACGAGCCTCACAGCAAACCTAGCAACGCTTATTGCCGTAACGAACGGCGATCTGAAAGTTACCATTGACGGCGTAATCAATAACCTTGCTAACCTCAATTTCTCATTCTGTGTGACACTTTCCGATATCATTGCCGTGATGCAGAATGCGCTGCCGAATGCGATAGTAACGTTATCCGGCTCAGATATGGTCATCACCAGCAAAAAGGTAGGCACTTCAAGCACCGTTGCTCTGGCAGCCTATGCAGGCAGCGGAACTGATTTAACTGGATCGACCTATTTCAATACCTCGGCCGGCGCATCAGTTGCCGGTGCGAATAGCACGGGTGAATCAATCGCCACCGCAGTTGCACGCCTCTTGCCGCAGGTATTCTTCGCGCATGTAATGACAAACGTAAATCTCGAAGACACCGCCTATGAAGCGGCGGCCACCGCCATTCAAGCGCAGGATATGATGTTCTATACTCATTTCTGCAGCACGGCCGATAATGCAGGTGTAATTACAACGATTCAGCAGGCGAATGAAAAGCAGACTCGCTGCCTGCTCTATACTGTAAGCCAAGCAGCCGCAAACCTATATAAAGCCGCTTATGTCGGCCGTGGTGTGTCGACTGATTACACGGGAAGCAATACTGTCAGCACGCAGAACCTTAAGCAGCTGGCAACCATCAGCCCCGATCCTGGCATTACGCAGACCGTATATACGGCGAGCATTGCATCCGGCGCGGACATCTATTGCGAATATCCGGGATTCCCCGCGATCCTTTCCAATGGTGCCAATGATTATTTCGATAATCAATACGCCGATTTAGCATTGCTATTCGCCTTGCAGACGGCTGGATTCAATTATCTTGCCACCACAAATACCAAGGTGCCGCAGACAGAGCCCGGCATGAATGGCCTGAAATCAGCTTATGCTCAGGTGATGCAGCAATTCGTAGTGAACGGCGAGTTTGCGCCGGGCGCATGGAATAGCTCTGAAACATTCGGTTCGCCGCAAGTATTCATCAATAATATTGCTCAGGTTGGATATTACATTTTCTCAACCCCCATCGCGCAGCAAAGCTCGGCTAATCGCAATGCACGCATCGCGCCGCTGGTACAAATCGCAGCTAAACGCTCTGGCGCAATTCAGTCTGGAAATGTTCTGGCCGTAATAAACGCATAATCAGGAGGCTTTAATGACGACATATACCGTTACCAGTAACGACACTTTGACGCTCAACGGCAATGTGTTTAACGATCTAGCCTTCGATGACGTGACAAATATTACGTTCCCGAATGAGCTGGTAAATCGCAAGACAGGCAAAAATGGCAATACCGTGTTTGCCCAGAACGCTCAGGGCTTCAATGGCGATTTAACGCTGAAGCTGATGCGCGGTTCGAGCGACGATCAGTTCATGATGGGCATACTTAATTCACAGCCCGCCGATTTCCCGTCCACGACTTTGCTGGCCGGAACCTTCGTGAAACGCCTCGGCGATGGCCAGGGCAATGTTATCAGCGATGTTTATACCTTATCGGGCGGCGTCATTACAAAGCCCGTAGAAGGCAAGGAAAACGTTTCTGGCGACACAGCGCAGGGTGAAGCCATCTACATGGTCAAATTCGCAAGCGCAATCCGCACAATAGGTTAATCATGTCTGAGTTCACCGCTCCATCTGGCGCTATCGTTGTCATAAACCCCGCCTCATTTGAAGCCGCGAATGAATTGAAAAAAGCCGTGGAGCGTGAGCTGATAAAATGCGGCCTTAGTGATTTACTCATGAGCGCGCTCGTTATTGATAGTAGCGATGCAGTCGAGGCTGCTTTGTGGCCCTGCTTGAATCGCTGCCTGTATAACGGCCAGAAAATTATTAAATCTACATTCGACAACGTTGAGGCGCGCAAAGATTATCACGCCATCGCCCAGGCATGCGGAGAGATAAATATCGGCCCTTTCGTCGAGAGCCTATCTTCAGTATTAAAGAAGCTAGGATTCCTGAAAACAACGAAAGAAAACATCCCCGCATCATCATAAAAGATGACTGCATTTTTACTGCCATTAAGTTGGCAAAGGAGGGGTATTTCAATGGCAATCCTCAAGATATTTTAAATGCTCCCGTAAATGTGGTACAGTCCATTTTAGAATATGAAAACTTTGTGTACGATTACGAGCAGGAATACATTGCTCTAAACAAAGAAAAATAGGAGCTATCATGGCAGGAAGTATCGGAGAATTATTTGTCAGTCTCGGCTTCGATGTCGATGATACGAAGCTTAAAGACTTTCAGGCCGGACTTAAAGGCGTTGCATCTACGATGCTTGAGTTGGCTGGCATAACAGTATCAATCGGCGGCTTTACTGCGCTGCTTAATGGTGCGGCCGATACAGCGACAGAACTTCAAAATCTCAGCGTGCAGTTAGGCGTAAATCAGCGCTCCGCTCAAGGATGGGCGGCTGCCATGCATGAGGCAAATCCTCTCGTTAGCTATGAGCAGGGACTGCAATCCGTCAAGCATCTGGCCGAATATATCAATGCCATGCAGACCGGCCGAGGTGGTAATGAGGCGGGCATGTTTGGCGTCACCGGCGCTGACAATACCCCTGAAAAGGTCATTGCTCGAGTACGGGAAAACTGGGCGCGAGTAGTCGGCGTGAATGGCATTGCGCGCGCAACGGAATGGGCAACGGCCATATTCGGCACCGCAGGCGCAGTGAATGCTCTGGCTGAATCCGAAGAAGAGCTGCAAAAGGGAATGGCGAAGGGAATAATTTCGCAGCAAGATACAGATAACCTCGCACGCTATAATAAAGCGATTGCCGATTTAAGTATAAATTTTAACCAGCTCAAGGCCAGTTGGCTCAGTGTTCCTGCAGAGAAAATAGCAGATTTCCTCAAAGGTGCGAATGAAGGCACTCTCACTTATAATGATAGCTGGTGGGGTAAAACCGTTTCAGCGGTTGATAAGGGGCTAACGAACACCGGGCATGCTCTATGGGAAGGAATTTTGACCGTTGCCGATCCAACCGCCAATGCTGATATAATTCACCAAATCGCATGGGGGGATGGCACACAAAGGAAATCTGCGCCCGCTTCTTCATCTAATGCGAAGGATGCGCCAAGCGTCGCACTTAGCTATTTCCAGAGCAAGGGCTGGTCGCCAGAGCAGGCGGCTGGGATTGTTGATAACCTTGAAAGAGAGAGCAGTTTAATTCCGAATCATTATGGGCATGGCGATGAAGCAAAGGGCGCCCCGAAAGAAGCGTATGGACTCGCACAATGGCATCGCGATCGCATTGCAGCCTTAGAGGCAGCTGGCTTTAATCCAAGAGGATCAAGCGAAGAACAAATGGAAGCAATAAATTATGAACTCACACGAGGCATGTTTAAACAGGTTGGTGCTGCCTTAAAAACTAGAAAGTCAGAAACTGATTCAGAAAAACTGGTGCGTAATGATTATGAAATTCCTGCAGGCTCTGTTCACATAAACGTAACTAACCAATTGCCAGCCGGTGCGAGCCCGACGGAGTATGGCGCTGCAACCGCGAATGCCATTAAACAGACCTTCGCGCAGCAAGGATGGGGAGCATCACGGTAATGGGCCTTACATCACAATTATCAAATCTAGGCACGCAAATCAGCAGCGGGAACATCACCAATTCGCTCGGCGCGATTACCACGCTTGCGCAGCAGTATATCGTTGCTCCTCTTGCCGCTTTTGGTATGGGTGGCCTCGTTTTCAATGCCGAGGGAGAGTCCATTGCCCTTTTATCGGCGGATATAACTGACCATTATACCGAGTTGAATCTTGCAGTTCAGGATCATATTGCCATCAAGCCAAAGCGCGTCACACTTAAGGGATATGTGGGCGAGCTTGTCTATAGCGCGCCGGGCAATAATCCCTCCGTGATAAACTCGCTTGCACAGAAATTGACCACGATATCGGCATATTTGCCTGCCCTCACCAATGGCGCGCAGCAGGCACAGAGCCTGTTCACTTCTGCTTCAAATGGCACCGCAACACTCGAATCAGCATTGACATCAACATCCAATATTTACGGTCTCGTGCAAAACGTATTAGGCGCATTCGGTAACACGAAAAATCAGCAGAATGCCTACACCTATTTTAAGTCTTTGATGCAATCCGGGACTCTCATGGGAATTCAAACGCCGTGGGAATTTATGACCAATATGGCCATTGAAAGCATCGCTGCTTATCAGGACGAAAAGAGCAAATATATCACCGAGTTTTCTGTGAGTTTTAAAGAAATTCGCATCGCCTCAACTCAGACGCTCAATGCGCCGTCAAGCAATACAGGAACCAGCGTTCCGACCTCCCCTGTTGCACAGGGAGCCACTGCCCTACAAACCGCAGATACAACCAACCAAGGAGCTAATGCGGGTGCTTCGCTGCCATTTAATCTATTGCCAGGCGCTCAGGCCACAATGACCGGAGTATCCAACTTTCTGAGCAATCCTTCTCTGAAATCATTTTTCTCAGCTCAGGGGGCAACTTCATAATGCTTTATATCCCGAATATAACGAATGCTCCATCGCAGCAGATGATTTTAACGGGCATCAATGGTCTTTCTATAAACATGAACCTGCAATTCATGCCACGCATAAATCAATGGATAATGGCTATCGATGACGGGACATTCCAGGTCAATGGCTTGGCCGTGGTGACATCCCTTAATCTGCTCAGACAATGGCGAAATATCATCACGTACGGTATTTCTTGCACAATGCTCGGCGGCCTTGACCCCTATCAGATAAGCGATTTTCAGTTCCAAAATGCGAATCTATATCTCCTTGATGCAACAGATGTGCAAACCATAGAGACCGAGTGGTTTTCATGACGCAGAAATTCGGCCGCAATTATCGACTTACTATTTATCCCATTGATGGTGGCCCAGCCATTGTCATTACAATGCCGTTCACGATAAACTTCACCTGCAATCGCAATATAAATGCTTCAATAAACACCTTGGACATAGATATTTATAATCTTGGTGAGCCGAATAGATTGCGGATATTCCAAGATATCAATGTGCTTGGCGAATATGTGAATGCACCCTTAAATGCGGATGGGCAAAGCACGGCCTTTTTCAATATTCTTCTCGAAGCCGGATATGGAAATACGCTATACCGAGTGTTTTATGGAAAGATGATGCAAGCCAGCTCGGCTCGCGAAGGCACAAATATAATAACCCGCATCCATGCCACCAGCAATCTTCTGGATTTGGCAGGCACACAGATACAGCTAACCCTCGAAGCAGGACAATCTGTTGACAATGTTTTGAATACCCTGATTCAGCAATATCCGAATCTAAAACTAGGCGCTATCGGCTCGCGGCCGGATGTGCTTTACAGTCCTGTTGTGCTAAATGATAATGTGTGGAATCTTTTGAAAACTTATAGTGAAGGCCAAGTCTATGAAGATAATGGCTCTATATACATTCTGCATAATCAGGAAGCACTCGCTAAAATCACGCAAATAAATGATACGACCGGGCTGCTTCAAACGCCGCGCCGCCAATTAGGGCTTTTAACGGTTACCACTCTGATGGAAACATCCATCGATCAGCTTAATCAGCAGGTTCAATTGCTATCGACGATATTGCCTGAATTTAATGGCACCTATAAAGTGATAGGAATAACGCATCAAGGCATGATATCCGCCGCAGTTTCCGGTAATTTTCAATCCATATTCTTACTATCCGCTCCCCTTCCGCAGGCAGGATTTACCGTAGTCAAGCAGGGAGCAAATTAAATGGCAGATGGTTTTATCAATCCAACATATCAGAGCCCGGCGCCACAGGATTTAAACACTGTGCTTGATGCATTTAAACAATCGCTTCAGAAAGATTTTAACTGTGTCCGCATCGGCGAGATCCAGTCTTTCAATGCGGCGAATCAAACGGTCATCGTAAATATTGCTCAGCAGCAAATTACCAGCATATCGGCCCTCGGCATAAAAACAGTTGCTGGATATCCGCTGCTTGCTCAAGTTCCGGTACAGTTTCCCTCTGGCGGCGGTTTTACACTTACATTCCCAATTTCGGCCGGTGACGAGTGCCTTGTTCTTTTCAATGATAGGCAGCTCGATAGTTGGAAGCAGATGGGATCTGGCCAGCCACCGCAGATCGGGAGATTCCATGATTTATCCGATGGGATAGCGTTAGTCGGTATTCGCAATTTCACACGCTCGCTTTCAGGCGTTTCCACTTCTACAACGCAATTGCGCAGCGATGATGGCACCACATATATCGAAATAGCGGCAGGCGGTATCGTAAATGCAGTTGCCCCTAACGGTTTCAATGTGGTCGGAAGCATCACCGTTACGGGCAATATGAATATCGAAGGAACGAGTGGTTCTGATACTGCCACTATCGACTGCAATCTCACGCAAACCACTGGGAAAGTGCTCAAGGCAGGAAACGGAGCGACAGGAACTTTCACTTCTGTTACAGTGGAAAACGGAATCGTAGTGAGCGGATCATGATATTTAGAAATTTAACTCCATCGGGTGATTTCACATTCGGACAAGGACTGGGGAATTATATCTCTGGAAATCCAGCGATCGCACTAAATATTAAAACGCGCATTTTGAGTTGGCTCGGAAATTGTTTCTTTGACACTACTGCGGGGATTGACTGGCTGAATCGCTTAGGAAGTAAAGGACAAGAAGGATTGCTTGAAACAGATTTGCGCCGCATCATACTGCAAAGCTACGGCGTAACCGGAATAACATCTTTTTCTTACAGCCTTGTGGGGCGTGCCTTTACCGCGAATTATTCAATAGATACTATCTTCTCGCAATCATACCAAAACACCATAAATCAGGATTTATGATATGCCGAATATCGTTGATGCAACCGGACTCACGGTTGAAACTTCCTCCGAGATAAATTCAGATTTGACTACTGGATTCCAGGGCATTTATGGTGACGATATCAACGTGGCATCAAATTCCCCCGATGGTCAGGCCATAGGAATATTCACGCAAATTATTGTGGATGTTCTAGAAACACTGGTTCTCATAAACAATAGCTTTGACCCTGATCTAGCAGTTGGGACGCTTCTCGACCAGCGCGTCGCGATTAATAATATCACGCGCATGGGTGGAACTTACACGGTTCAGCCTATCGATATCACTGTGAATACCACTGTTCCATTGCAAGGATTGGATGCAAATTATAACAGCGCCACAGCGACGGGATATACAGTCCAGGACGGGAACGGAAATCAATTTATTCTTGCTGCATCGCAGACATTGACTGCCGGCACCACAACAGTTGATTTCCGCGCTGCCTCGCTTGGTCCAGTGAATCTTCCGACAGATACAATCACTATTCCGGTAACAATTGTTTTGGGTGTAACCGGCGTCAATAATAGCTCGGCTCCCTTGACCGTCGGTGAAACACAAGAAACGGATGCGCAACTACGCACGCGCAGACAGCAATCGCCCGCCATTAATTCGAGCGGTAATTCGCAGGGGCTGCAAGGCATTTTGCTCGGCTTGACCGGCGTCACCGAGGCGGAAGTATATCAGAACAGAACTGACAGCACCGATGGCAATGGAACACTTGCGCATACGATTTGGGTAGTGGTCGCAGGCGGCGCAAGCTCTGATATCGGTAATGCTATTTATTCCCGAATATCAGATGGAATTGGCATGCGCGGGAGCCAAACCTATGATGTAACGAAGCCAGACGGTACCATATTTGTCGCGCAATGGGATAATCCAACGCCGGAACCGCTCTATATCGAATTCGATATCAAGACCACCGTTGCAGGATTCTCTTTTGATTTAACCGCGATCAAAGCTTACATGGCTGCGAATCTCACCTATGGCATCGGGGGCTATGCGGAAACATCATCTATAACAGCAGTCGCAATTGCAGCTATTGCTTCTCAGGGCGGCGGCGGCGTGCCGGTACTTGTACAGATTTCCATCGATGATTCGACATGGACAGATTATATCGCGGCCGCCACTCCAGCTTCGCAATTCACAGTTTCAACGGCTGATATCAATATCACGGTAGTATAATGGCCAGCGCACAGACAGTTGCCCAATTAGTCGCTTACTACGTGAACTTGTTAATCGTCCAGTATGCCGGGCAGCCTAACGCGCAAGCTGAAATCGCACTGCTCGCTGAAACCGCTCTTGCGAATGCTGTTTTTCTCGATGTGGAGAATGCCTATAACATCATCGGCGATAATACGGCCGTCGGCGCGCAGCTAGATATCATCGGAAAATATGTCGGCGTTGACCGTTTTTATTCTGAATTAGAACTGACTAATTATTCTGGTCTTGTAACATATTCAGAGCATTCATCGTTGCCCACTCCCCCGACCGTTGGTGGCCTGACAACTTATGCAACATTCGGGAATTATGATTACAATGGCACGCTACAATATAGCGATATCATCGCCACGAATAATGAACTGAATGACGCAAATTTTCTTACACTTATAAAACTAGGCATCATAAATAATAATTCAAATTTCAGCGCGCAATCGATTGACGCAAGTCTATTCAGTTTCTTCGGCACCGCGATACGCGCTGAATCTATCGGCGGCGCTCACTTGGTATATTTCATCACCGCAGCATTGACGCCACTCATTCAAGCCATCATCGCAAAGGGCCTTTTGCCTGCGCCAATGGGAGTCGGAACGACAATAGTTTCAGACATTACCGGCCCCATGTTTTCACTTGTTACATATGGTGGCCCAACATCGCCTTTCGGTTCGGGCTGTTCAACCTATTCTGATTATGCTACATTGCCCGGAGAAACTTTAACCTACGCACAAATCTCATAGGCTTAAAATGTCAAAAATTACTCGCGCGACGCAAGCTATATTCGGTTCATCTGGTTTAGTAGGAAGCGGTGGATTCGGTGCGGCCGCAGCGAGTAATACGGCAACGGAAACAGCTACTAGCGCGAGTCTTGCAACGATTCAGGGATTATCAGCATGGTCGCAGGGATGGATTGCCGCAGTATTGGGCGCAACGAAATATCCGGCCGTCGAAGATCTGAACGCATTAAATTATCTTCTAACGACTCAGCTTTCCTATTTATTTCAGCAAGGCATTCCTGAATATGATGCAGGAACGACATATTATGCGGATAGCATTGTCTGCAAAACAGGCACGTATCAGCTCTATGGTTCAATTACTAATGGCAATATTGGTAATGCCCTCACCGATGGAACAAACTGGCAACTTATTTGCAATCTTGGTGGTTTTGGTAATTCTCTTGCTTCATCTGGATATCAGAGAATATCAGGCGGCTTAATAATTCAATGGGGGCTTGCTAATTTCAGCGGGACAGGTTCCGTTACTTTTCCACTAACATTTCCTAATGCAGCTTATGCTGTAACGGCTGTTGATGGCGGAACAGGTGAAGTCCCTAAGGGAATTACATCATTATCCACAACTGGATTCACTATAAATGCCACTAGCGGAACATTAACATATTGGATAGCATTGGGATCTTAACATGAGCAAATTTTATTCAAAAACCACGGGCGGATTTTATGATCCAGAAATAAACATAATCATTCCGCAAGATGTCGTCGCAGTAACAAATGACAACTATGAAGCATTATTTACAGCACAGGCAATGGGTAAGGTTATTAAGCCAGATGCACAGGGCAATCCTGAAGCAGTAACTTTTATTCCAAGTGCAGAGCAATTACACGCAGCGCTTCTAGTATCTGCTAAGAAGGCTCTGGAAAAATCAGATGTCGTCGTGCTTCGCTGTATTGAGGATGGCATTCTCCTTCCATCGGCATGGGCAACCTATCGTCAGACGCTGCGCGCTATAGGCAATGGCACGCAAACCTGCGCAATTCCCGTTCAACCTGCCTATCCATCATAGGGGTTTATAATGGCATCAGATGCATCAGCCAATTACACTACTGAAATCGATTACAATGGCGGCGCGAATCCAACATATATTGGCGAAGCAGTTCCAAGCACTTTAGGGCAGCTCAGTTTCACGGGCTCAATAAGTGGCACTACCTTGACCGTTGCTTCTTTAGGAGCAAATTCACCTCCAGTGGTCGTTGGTGAATATATCACCGCAGCTGGGGTAACGGCTGGAACAAAAATCACTGGATTCGTCTCAGGAACGCTCGGCGGAGCGGGTGTTTATACGGTAAACAATTCACAGACGATCGGAAGCACAACAATTACCGGCACGCCAATTTATAACACCATCTGGCGTATCAAATATCTGACTTATGATGTGAACAGCAACGTTCTATCGATTCAATGGGCGAATGGATCGAATCTGTTCAATAATGCCTGGGCGAGCAGAACAACTTATACATATAGTTAAACATGCAATCTGTAACGTTATTCAGCCAGATCGCATCTGGTGGCAGCATAAATCCAACCACGGATAGGCTTCTTGCTGTGCGCAGCGGCGCGGATGATGTGCTTGTGCAGATTAATGCATCTGCTGAATATACCGCGAATCAAACATTGAGCGGTGCGAACTCTATCGTTCTGGCAAACAGCATATCCGGCGCTGTCAATTTTGAACTGCCGCTCGCGGCCGATAATGATGGCCTCGAGCTGGTAATAAAAAAGATTTCCTCTGATGTAAATAATGTCGGCATTCTCGCGCAAGGCGAAGACATGATCGATGGCGCAACAGCGATATATTTTAATCTACAGTGGACAAGTTACACGCTCATAGCAAACGCCGCCAATAACTTATGGTTAATAGTATGACATATTTTCCGCCTTCACCACTTCCTGCAGCTTATGGCGTTCCCGCGAATTATGCTTTACTTGAATTGGATAATAGCGGCCCGAATGAAGAGACTATTTATCTCGGCTATGCCATACAAGGCTCTGCTGAAAGCGCTTCAGCATGGGCTATTAAGCAAATTATTTATGATAACAATGGAAATGCAACTGGCTTTCTATGGGCCACCGTTACGAACGGAATACCAGCATTAAATCTGGTCTGGAATAACCGCACAGAATATTCATTTAATTAGGAGATAGAAATGTCGATACAATATGCACCATTACTCTCTTCTGGTTTTGTTCCAAATGCTCCTGCGACCATTTCAAATATTCCGTCACTAGTAAACGAACTTGCTTTTGGGCAATATAGTGTCATCAGTAGCAATTCTATACGTCCTACATCACGCACCGCCAATGCAGGATTTACGACTGCGACATGGGGTACAAGGCTGCAATGCGTGGTTCCTTTGGCCTGCACGAATGGTATTCAGGGTGTGCGTCTTGTTTTTGCCAATTGGTACACGGGTGGTGTAGGTGAAACCCCCAACACCAATGGTATTTATGTTCGTGCATCAATTCAGCCTTACAACCTTTCATCTGTTAATGAGGCTTCTGGCGATATAATCTATGGGCATGTGAAATTTAATGGCCGTGAGTTAGGCTACATCCCGCAAGGACAGACACTTATAAGCGATCCGTTCTTCTTTGGTGCAGCGCCTGGTACTTATTTCTGGGTGAAATCATGGCAATCTTCAGGCGTAGGTGCTGCCCCCGGCAGTGGCCCAACATTAACGGTAAATGCGGCAGCCGGACAGCTTACGGCTGGCACTTATCTTGTCTGCTATACAAACGTATTTGCTGATGGTTCCGAAAGCCTTCCTTCGCCCACCGCCAGCGCGACAGTCTCAACCGCCGGTCAAATTCAAGTAACCGCACCAACTCTTGCGTCGGACGCTATCGGATATAATTGCTACGTAACGACTGTGGGTGGTTCTACGCCACAATATGAATCTTCCGCAGGCTTTACTCAGGCCGGTCAAAATGCCAACATAAATTTTACTATTATTACATCGACGACTAGTAATGCGGTCGGGTTAAAATCAGTAAATGCTGGGGACTCAGCCTATACTGTACAGGGCGGCGTTATTAACGGCGGCACTGGCCCAGGTTCTTGCAACACAGGTGAATATACCTTTCACGGTATTGACTTAACGACTTCGGCCTATACGCCGAATGGTGCGGGTGTCGCACAACAAATATCTGGCCCTATCGCTATTCTTGGTCTGACACCATATGCAATTGCCAAATCTGTTGCAAAGGTGGGAGACTCCATTGCTGCCGATACAGCAGACTTTGGTTATGCAGGATCAGGCGTTCACGGCGGGTATATTACTCGTATAGCACAGCAACAATTTGCCAAAGCGTATAATCCGTATACTTCTACCGCTGGAACTCCCGGTGTTGTTTATGCCGGTTATGTGGATGTAGCACAGGGTGGCGAAACAGGCATTACCTTCGCGTCCATTGCGGGTATGCGTCGCACTCAGATCGCGGCTCTCGCCACCAACATATTTGAAGAGTATGGCCGCAATGATTTAGGCGCGTCTTCTAATACCGCCGCTCAGTTGGCCGCCACGCTAGTAACTATCGGTACTCGCTTTGTAAATATGCAGCGTATGGTGCAACGATGCACTATGGTTCCCTGGACAAATACGAGCGATGGGTTTGCCACACTTGCGAATCAATACATAGCAGCGGGTAACGTCCCAGGAGAGGGCTATCGCCGCTGCACAAATAATTGGATATTGGGAAAAAGTAATAGTCAATCAGTCGTAGGCGATGTTCCCTATATTGCTAATTCAGGCGGAAATCGTTCTTCATCCTATAACTTTTATGGAACTGCTGACGGTGTTGCGACGTTATTCATTGCCAATAATATATTTGTCTCTTCAACCTTGCAGGTATTCGTCAATGGCGTTCTCAAGACGCTCACAACGGATTATACCATAACAACCCAAGCAACCATTAATGGGGTAACATATGGATCTGGCGTAACTTTTGTTGCTGCTCCTACCAATGGTACTCAACCCACGTTCGATTATACATCAGCTCCTAGTTATCAGGGCTTTCTTGGAACAACTTATACCAAGATTTTCGATGCTTCCGCAGCCATAGAAACAAACGGTTCTGGGACACCGGGCACGAATGGTGGATTTGTATTACTTGCCACTGCTCCCTCAGTTGGACCTAAATCTCTTACAAGCGTGACAGCAGGTACATTAACGGATAGCAGCCAGACATGGACTCAGGATCAATGGCGCGGATATTATGTTTATATTGTTACTGATACAGTAACCCCTACAGCAGTAGGTCAGTTTGTTGGAATTGCAACCAACACGCCAACAGTTCTGACACTTGGTGCAAACTTTGGCGTTACACCCTCAAGCAGCGCTACCTATCAGATTTACGATGTGTATTTCAATAGTGATGGCACTCATCCAAGCACGCTTGCGC